TTTTGAGCGATTTAAAAGAAGGTGGAATACTTTTCGGTACGTTCAGAAATAAAATTAAAAATAACGTGAAAAATGCAATCAAACTTTCATCCAATGGAAGTGTGAACGGCCAATTTAAAGAAGCCGGAGTAGATAGATTTCAATGGGTATCAGTAGGAGGCGACAACTCCTGTCCAGATTGTGAAAGCAGACATGGTGAAACAGGCACGATGGAGTTCTTTGAACTATTGGGATTACCTGGTTCTGGATTCAGTTTATGCGGCACGAATTGCGACTGCGAATTATTGCCTATTGATTATAACGACGAGAATTTTGATAAACCGCTTATAAAGCAAAAGAATTAATGAACAACAACAGGAGACAGTAATGTCAGAAGCACAAGATAAAGTGCAAGATACGGCCCGGAATGAGGGACAAGAGGTGGCTACTCAAAGCCAGACCACACCCGACACTTCCGGACAGTCGGAGTTATTGCACGAAGTAATGGCCAAGAAGGAAAAGATCAAAGGTCTTGAATCCAAATTGGCGGAAATTGAAGCAAAAGAAGAAAAACGGAGACAGGAAAGAATGTCTGAGGACGGCAAGAAGGACGAACTGATTGCCGAACTGCAAGGCACGATTAATCAACTGTCCCCATATAAAGAACGTCTGGAAACTTATGAGGATAATCGCCGTCAGGCTTTGCTTGAGCGATTACCTGAACCGAAACAAGAAAAATTCAAGGGACATCCGCTCGATGTTCTGGAAGATTTGGCACAGGAGTATTCCCAACCCGGTGCAAAGGTGAAGGTTGATAACCAACCTCCCGGTGCCTATGGTGGGTATGCTTCCATGGCAGAGTGGGCGGCTCAGGATCCGAAAGGATACAAGGCCAACACCAAAGCCACTTCAGGAATTACGGTAGGCTATGGGCCAAAAATATAAACCGTTTGGAGTTGATCTCGACCCTCAAAAGGAATTGTCCGAAAGGAATCTTCCCGATGGGGATATACACGCCGAAATCAAAGGCGAAACCGTGTCCTATGACACCATGATCGACGAATTAGAAGAACGTGCCAACAATGCAGCACGGGGTAAACCCGTGGCTTCCAGAAAATACTTTTCAGGGTGGACTCCCCCGAATAAGGACTAATAATTATGGCTGAAACTGATACCGGTGTAGCCCAGGGTGGTCTTGATAGAGTCATTGGCGATGCAATCATCGCTTTCAATGAAGTAAATGTCATGTATCCTCTGGTCTCCGCCAAACAATGCCCTCCCGGTGCAATCACAGTCCAGTGGCCTGAATATACCGCCGTCGGCTCATCTTCAGTAGGTGCAGCTACGGATGGTTCTGATTACAGCACTGTAACATCTGTGACAACCACAGCAAGGTCAGCAACCGTATCTGAACACGTTATTCGTGCAGACGTTACGGACTTGGCAGTAATGGGAAATGCCGATGACATCTCTGGTAATACAGGGGCGATCCTCGGAAATGCCGTCGCTACGGTACAAGTGGCGTTTGCGTAAGCGATTATGCGAATTATGAGTGCGAAATTAAGCGGGAAGGCTAAAGCGATAGCCATGCTAACCCGAACCGAAGGCTTGAAGCAAAATTCAAGTCAGGGGCAGAGCGTAGATAGTGAAACTGTGAAACAGAATATAATCTATCCAAGAGTTCGCACCATCTCAATTAGAGATGAAAAGGTACGCCGATACTCCATTGAAAAGTGGAGATCAAGGATAAAAAACCTTGTGAAACAAATGGCTAAACTCGACGCTGATCTTACAGCACTTGGAACTGGATTCTCACAAACAGAGTGCGGTGCAGGAACGGCTCTTACACTTGATCACATTTTCGGTAAAAAACTTGCCGCTTGTGCGTAGTAATACCACAATGATAATTGCGGAATTAAGCGGGAAACCTACGTCGAGAGATATGGCAACCCGAACTGAAGGCTATTCAAAGAATAGTCAAGGGCAGAGCATAGAGATTGAAATAATATCTCCAAGAGGCCGCAACAGCCTTTTTAATAAGGTTGAAAAGATATGCCGATACCTATTGGAAACGATAGGATTCAAGATAAAAAACTTGATGCAACAAATGGGTTTAAGACAGTTAAGAGCAGCAAATGCCCCGGCCCCCTATAACTTACTAATGAGCGATAAGGGTATATGGGGTAGCAAAGGTCTGCAAGGTTTACTTGTGGATGTAGCTGTCACAGGATCGAACTCTAAACCGGGTTCACTGTTAGGTGAGCAGGGACAGGAAATGCTGTCTCGCGGATTTGTGACCTCCATCGGTGGTATGGAAATGCCGTCTGCGTAAGTGATTATGCAGATTATTATTGGAGTATTAAGCGGGAAACCTAAATGCGAAAGCACAGGGCAATCCGAACCGAAGGCTGTTCAAAGAGCAGTCAGGGGCAGAGCATAGGCGATGAAAAGATATAATTCGCCCACGAGACTCCAACAACTTACGAAAGTTGAAAAGGTATGCCGATACTTGTTAGAAATGACAAGATGTAAGATAAAAAACTTACTGTAACAAATGGTCTATATCCTTCACGACGTCAGTTAAACACTGATCTGGTTCGGGGTGGGTTGCCCTGCCCCGATCCGCTAAAATTGGAGTAGTTATGTACTTTAAAAGACCAAATGGCGATGTAATCGAATACGACAAAGATCGTCATAATCTGGAATCGTTCAAGGCACGTTTTGAAGAATGTGATAAGGACGGTAATCCGGTAAAGAAAAAAAAGAAAAAGGCTAAATAATGGCACTGGGATCAAAAACACATATCAATTCCCTGTTAAAAGAATACTGGCTTGACGTAGCCGGTTCAACCACCGCCAAGTCTTTAAACGATGCCATGCGGGCAGGTTTAACGGCTCTGGGGTTTTCCGGGTCGCTGAATAAGATGCTCAAGGCATGGGCCAACGATCAGGCCGGCACATCCAACGCTTCTATTTCGGTGGCGTTGAAGAACGCTATGGCGGACATGGTGGGTGAAACCGTTTCGGATGTAACCGCAGGATTGAAGGAATATGTGGGGAGAATCAACTGGAACGCCTTATTGGTAAAATTTGAAGATGAAGATCGGCAGTGGTCTTACATCGACTAAACCGCCGGGAAAGCCCGGTACAATAATCTCATGGAAAGGAGATAAAACATGGCAGCTTTAGGCTCACAAAGTATCGCCTCATCATACGAACAGCTTTTACACGTTGATGCGGATGGCGGCGGTAATGGAACAACCCATGTCAGCGTAAAAGACGGTGACAATGGAACAACTTTTGGCTTCACTATCGCATCCGATGCGTTAATGATGACCAGCACCAACCGATTAGAGTTTGGTGATAATGGAACATATATACACCAATCGGCAGATGGTGTACTTGATCTGGTTTCTGATTCAGAAATTGAATTAAACGGCACGATAGATATTAACGGCGCAGTGACAATGGACGGCGGGAATGTCACCATCAACGATGATTCCGGTGATTATGATTTTCGGGTAGAATCAAGCAATAAGGCTTATATGTTTGTCGTAGATGGGGGGAATGACAAGGTAGCGATTGGTGATGACAATGATTCTGCTGTATTTGAGGATGGGATTCTTACCGTAACTCGATCAGGAGAATGTGTTTTGGTGGTTAGAAGAAATGGATCAAATGGTGAATTGGTTAAATTTATGGATGGTGGGACTGATTGTGGTTCAATAGACCAAGATGGTGCGGGAACTGCTTACAATACATCATCTGATTATAGATTAAAGGAAAATGAAGTTACTATTTCAGATGGATTATCAAGGTTAAATCAATTAAAACCATACAGATTCAATTTTAAAGATTATCCTGATATTACAAGAGACGGGTTTTTTGCCCACGAAGTTCAATCTGTTGTCCCCTATGCAGTAATAGGTGAAAAAGATGCAATAGATGATAATGGAGAAATAAAAAGGCAAATGATAGACCAATCTAAACTCGTACCTCTTTTAGTATCCGCAATCCAAGAACTTTCAGCAAAAGTGGACGCATTAGAAGGATAAAACAAATGGGAGGCGGAATGTATGAACAACGGCTTGAACAGCTAAAAGCAGAACGAAAAAACCTTGATATGAGAATGGCGGAAATCAATTTTCTCATCAATGGGTATGAAACGGCCATCAAGGAAGAAAAGGAAAAAGAAAAAACAAATGGACAAACCGCAGATTGACGAATATCGGATTGATGTAGTGGATCGGTTGGCCCGGATAGAACAGACTTTAAAGTCCATTCACAAAGAAGCACGGGACACGAAACTGGAAGTGCAGATGCAGAACGGCAGGGTCAGGAAATTGGAAGGCGGCATGGCTGCCATTCAGGGGGTCGGGTCGATTTTGAGCATTGTTTTTGGCGGTTTCATAGCATACTTATTCAAAGGGAGAATGTAAATGAGCGATTGGTTTAATTGGACAAACTTCTGGTATCTGGCAGGATTAATCCTTGCCGGTGGTGCGACGTTTGTGGGTTTGAAATACAAGAAACTGGTGGATGAAATGAAGGAAGTATTCAAGGTACTTCAGGAAGCCTATGAAGATGGCAAATTGTCTAACGAAGAACGGAAACAGATTATGAAAGAAATTCTGGATGTGTTTTCGGCTCTGTTAAAGATAGCCTGGAAGTGATCAGTTCTACACAGATTAAGTCCCTCATCAAATCCACTTGTGAAAAGATGGGGGACAAATTTGCTTCGGAAGATGCAATCACATTGGTACACGAAACGGGGTTTGTGGAATCGGGATATAAATATCTGCGACAGTTAGGGGACGGTCCGGCGGTTTCATTTTGGCAAGTCGAACCCCAAAGCGGTATTGATAATCTTCAGCATTATTTAAAGCATCGCAAATCTTTGATGGGGAAGTGTGCAGATGCGAGCATGGTGGACTTAAAACATTGGCAGAATTATGACGAAAAACTATGGGGTGAAATCCTTGAAAAGAATATCGCAGCCGGGATTGTTCATTGTCGTTTGAAGTATTGGAGAGTGCCGAAGAAAATGCCAAACACTCTTGAAGGGCGGGCAAGTTATTGGAAGAAATATTACAACACAGATCAGGGAAAAGGTACGGAAGAAAAATACATAGACACAGTGAAAGAATACCTATGACACTTGGCAAGTCCATTCACGATATTAAAGATAAAGCCGCGAACATTGATTTGAATACGCTTTACGAAAACCCGGAAGTCTATTTTAACGACTTGGTGGAATTATTATCTGCCATTAGAGAGATGGAAGAACCGACCCGGATTAATTTAAAAGATTTAAAAGATAAGGTGCATCAAGCATGAGTACATACGAAGCCACCTATTGCGACACCAATACGGATTTACAATATATCGTGCCGGACATAAACAACTACAATTTGAGGCGGGTATTGCCCGGTGATTGGGTTGCATCCGGGACGACTGATTTATACTATCTTTATTCGGCAGGATATGTGACACAACTATTTTACAACGGTGAGGAAATGACATCGGTGTCAGATACGCCGAACTCAAACAACGAATTTAATTATGCAACCGGAACAGGATTACTAAGCTTTTTCAAAACATCCTCATCCACTACACTATTAAACAGTGCGGTGATAGAAGCGGGCCGTGATTGGTA